TTCCTCTTCTTCTTCCTCCTCTTCATCGTCACAATCGTCATCCCAATCATCCTCTTCCTCTTCCTCTTCTTCTTCCTCCTCTTCCTCCTCTACTGGAGGCCGACGCTTGGACTTAGGTTTCGACTTAGACTTGGACTTCTTGGGAGGCTCTTCCTCCTCTTCCTCATCGTCATCCCAATCATCCTCTTCTTCCTCCTCTTCTTCTTCCTCATCGCGTCGCGACTTGGATTTCTTCTTGTCGCGTGCTGTTTTCGCTTTGGACTTCTTGGGAGGCTCTTCCTCCTCTTCCTCATCGTCTTCATCGCCATCTTGCAGGAACATAGCGTTCAATTTGTCGTAAGGAAGGACAACGAACATGTCGTCCAGACAAACAACACGCTGGAAGATATCCTCCTCGTCCATCTCGTCACGTTCGACGAAGTCCAGTTTGGTGGCTTCGATGTACTTGCTTCCGGCGTAGCTGGCATTCGAGAAACGGACTTTCAGTGTCCTGCCTTGCTCATCCACATCGAAGAAGTTCGCCAGTTCCTCATCGTCAGCTTCTTCCAACTCCTGCTCCAGAAGGTTGTAGAACTTGCCAACGCTCATGGAGAAGATAGCAATCTTTTCCGGGTCGTCGGGATCCAGAATGTTGAATGCCATATAGTTCTGCGGACGCAAATCTTTGATGACCTCTTCGTGCTCGTCGTAGTCTTCTTTTGAAAGCCTATCCTTCTCGTCGCAGAGCGGGCATTTCTGTCCAATGGACCGCGGGCAGACGATCGATTTATTCTCCGAACCCACGCCATGATGTATTGCGAACTTGTAACGATACCAAACGACTCCCGGTTCTACGTCGTCCGGGTGATTCGCAGACGTCGTTTCATAAGGCAGAATATCGATCATGTACTTGGCAGCTTTTTCCGGCGTCCATTGCCCTACACCGTCCGGAAGATCGAACCAGTTGCCACCACCTTTACCTGCGGCGGATGCCTGGTGCTTCTGTCTGCTTTCCTTCGCCGACATGCGTTTCCGTTTGGATTTGCTTCCCCGGCGCTTGCTCTTGCTCTTACTTCTTGTGGCCATTGTAGGCTCCTTTGTTGACAAACTTGTTTTTGTATTCGTGGATGGACCTGATTACCGCTCTACCACCGATCCGGACCGCAATATAGATCCAGAGAAGCGACATAACGAAAAACCAAGCGAATTCAATTTTACTCCTTATCGACATCTTCCCGCTTCCTCCTGCGGATTTTGGTTTTCTTCTTTACATTACTGGAACGCGCTTCCTTCTTGTCATTCCATGCATCTACCAAATTGCGTGGTACAGAAGGACCTGCGAAATACTGTTGGCCGTGGAGTGTGATGAGGACTTCCAGCATCCTCTTCTTCTGCTCCATGGCTTCTACAGCTTTACCGAGCATATCTGCGGCGGATTTGGCGTCAATCCATTCTTCGTACGCTTCTTGGTACTCGGCAGAGATTTTGACCGCTGTGGTAATTCCAGCCTCTGTGAGTTTCTCCAATCCAAAAGAAGCAGGATCTTTCCTTGCCTTATTGGACAATTGAGAAAACAGGACTTCCATACGGAACTTGGCTTGGTCCGCTTCCTTCTTAGCTTCTACTGATTTCTCAGCCCACTTGAAGAACAGCTCGCCCTGTCCTGCACATTGGACATCCAGCTCATTTGGATCGATTGCCAGGTCTTGTTCGAATTCACTTTTTTGCATGCTTCTTCCTTCCTGTTAAACTATTATCAGTTTATTTCTTAGTCTCCGAAACCAACTACAGCTTCCCAGCAGGCAAGGACAAGTCCAGCCTTTTTCGAGTCGTAGAAGTTGGAACTGAAGATCTCAATGACGTTAGCAGCTCTCTCATCGCCCTTGTTGAGCAGAACGGCTTGGAAGTAACCCAACACACTATAACGCACTTTCTCTGGGTCTTCTTTCAGCTCTTTGAGGATTTTGGCAATCCGGGTCCAGCTATCACCCTTCATGATTGCTCTACAGAGGTCCATCGTCCCTCTGTCTTCCGGGTTGTCCTTGATTGCTCCCTCGCGAGCATCATTAGGCAGGTTAAGTACTCTATCGAGGATGACAAGAGCTTTCCTTGCCGAACCGCCCGCCGCATCAACCAGATCCAAGATCAAGTCTTCAGACAGTTCTGCTTTCTCCCGTTTCAAAACACGTTGGACGAGTTTCTTGGTATTCGCTGTGTTCAGCAGCTCCACTTCAAGCTGGCAGCAACGTGTTTTGATAGTTGGGATGATTTTCTGCGGGTCGGTAGTACAGAGGATGAAGTAGACGTGCTTTGGTGTGTCCTCCAGGATTTTCAGAGCTGCATTCTGAGCATCCTTTGTCATCTGATGTACTTCGTCCAGAAGGTAGATACGACACTTACCTCCAGTCGGCATCATGTTCATCTCGCGGCGTATCTTCCGGATTGTGTCAACGCCACGTTCATCCGAACAATTGAGCTCCTTGAAATCCATTTCGGAGCATTCCAATTCGTTCTTCAAAATACGAGCAAGCGTCGTCTTGCCGCAGCCACTAGGACCATGGAGTAGAATCGTATGTGGTACGGTATCACGGTCGAGCATGTTCTGGAGTGTCTGGACTGTGATAACATTGCCTATCATTCTTTTGAGGTCGGGTGGTCTGAATCGTTTGTAGAGTTCTGTTGCCATCGTTCTTCCTTATGTCCAGGCTGTATTCTGGATAGTTGCGAGACTGCGGAGATGCTCAAGAGCTTCATCGCGATCCCAGTTATAATTTCTGTCGTCGTAAATGAAATCTGCGTATGGTTTCCGGGTGAAAGGCATAGCAGGGATAGGCTCGATGCAGGTATTCACAGCGTGGAACTCCAAGCCCTGTTCTTTCAATGCTTTCACAGCGGGTTCTAGATACTGTCCTTCTCGGCATGTCCACAGTATCAGGATGTGTCCTGCTTCCCTGCAAGCTATAGCAGCTTGGACCATATCCATATCCAATTCACCCAGTTCTGGGAAGCATGCCTTTTTGGTCAGGGTGCCATCAAAATCGATGGAGAGAATACTGTAGTCTCTGCGACAGTAGTCACATGCCAATATTTTGTGTACGTTGACCGTAACCATCTGCGGAGTACCGCATTTTTTGCATAGGAGCTCTTTCATGTCCGCGGCTCCAATAGTATATGCAATTCTATTCCATGCACCCTGCACACCACTTTCAGCTCCTCTACAACAGAACCTGATACAGTATTGCTCCAAACTTCATCTAAGCACCGTTGGAATTCTACTCTGTGTGCTTCTGTCATACCACACATAATATGGGAAACGAGTGCATCTGGAACAGTGTTCTCCGTTATTTTATAATTCTTTTCGTCCAGCCAATCAACGAGATCCTCTTCTAATTCAAATACTATTTTCATGCTATCTTTACCTCTTGTTTATCCGCCCAACATCCATTGAGCGGCGTTACTTCAGCTTCAATTTCCATCGGGACAATGATCCATGGGAACTTCTCTAGAAGGAGGACGGTCGTAACGTGATTAACAACCTGCAAGAACTGATCCAGTTCCACGGCTGGAACGTCAGCTAAGATCGAGTCATGAATCTGTCCAACGACCTTCGATTTCATTTTGAGTCGTCTCAGTTCCTTATTGACAAGCGTGATGAGAGACTGGAGGAGACAATGAAACGCAGAACCCTGGATTGGGTAATTCACAATTTGATTACGCCTCAAAGCGCCCTGGCAGATGAAACCTGTCAGAGTTTTCAGCCAACCTTTCTTGAAGTACTCCTGAACCCAATCTTTCTTCCACTGATTGTATACTGGGAAACGCTCATTCCAGAACGACTTCTCCACTTCTTGCAGATGCCGCTCAAACGTGTTCCAACCTGCCTTTTCCTTCGGATCTAATTCGCCAAGTTCCGTTATACCTTTCCTCCTCAGATGCTCCCGAAGTGGTGTTCCATCGCGCAACTTCAACTCCATGTGTTCTGCTGCGTCCCATAAACTCCTGGCGCAATCAATATAATAGTCGCCGTAGAACTGCGGAAAGACGAACATATTCTTTCCACAATACCGGATTCGTTTGATGCGTGCTTTATCCACATCGTCTCGCGGAACCATTTCGTCTTTGGGCAACAGAAAGCATTCCGTAGCCATATCGCGATGCATGTCTTTCGTGTCGTCTGCGATATACTCCAACATGCGTGGGTCTTTGTGATAACATGCTGCAATGCCAACCTCAATACCAGAATAGTCAACCTCAACTAAGTGGCTGTCCTTCCGTGGTATGAATGCCTGGCGCACCATACGTCCAATCTCGGGGTCTCTGACGGGTATATTCTGGAAGTTCGGATTGGATGAACTGGACCTGAACGTGCGGACAGTGTGCAGGTTGAAAAACGGATGGAGTAAACCGTCTACGATCTCATTCCTTATGCCCTTCAAATAGGTGACATGGACTTTCTGGAGTTTCTTCAATTTCAGATAGTCTTTGACGAACGGATCCTCCACACCTGCAAGAGCTTTCTCATCCGTCTTGTACCTGTCTCCGCCTGCCGTCATCCCGACGGATTCATAGCCAAGTCCATCGAAGAGGACTTTGCCAAGCTGATCCGGGGAGCCGAACTTCATCTTTCGACCGAACATCTTCTTCCATTCTTTGGCTACTTTTCCAGTCCGTAGTTCCTTCTCCAGCTCTATGATTTTCTTGCCTGTCGTCTCGATAGTTTTGTCGAGGTAGCCTACATCCATGCGAATGCCATTGGATTCTACTTTCGCGAGGGCGATGGCGCCCTGGTGCATGAGCTTATAGGCTTTCTTCGTATAAGGTATCATCCAAACATCATCTCCTTCTGTTCCAGCATAACGAGGTATTCTAATAGACTATCAAGGCCATTGTACAAAAGCAGGTCTTTTTCATCAAGTTCGTGTATCCTGTTGATGCCATTAGAACCCGTTGCTTTCAAGTATGCACTGATGTGACTGTCAAAGTCTGCTATGCCAAGCAAAACAAATGCCTGGAATTTTACAGAGCAGATAGATGGTCTATTATCAAGCACATGAGCCGCAAGCATCGTGTCCCAGTGCCAATTCCTGACACCATGCCCAAGTTTTGCAATACTCCATCGTTCCTCGAATTTGAGGTTGGATGCAATCTTGCGCAGCTTGCGAGACTTTAACACTGTGGACAAAGCATTGCGGAGCTCAGGCTTCATCATGCATGCCCAGGTCTCCGCTCCGTCAAGACAGAAGCTGACAGAGACAATCTTCTGCTTCTTACGATCGGGCTTCAGTCCAGTAGTCTCAATGTCCCACGCCAGATCACCTTCCCGCTCTGCAAGGTCGTACATCCGCTTCTCAGCTTCCTTCGTGGAGGTTACGATCTCAACTTGATCCTCCAAGTCTTTTAGATCATAATATTCCACCTTCCTCTTTTCCATGCGAATCGCTTCGCGCAGATGCTTTTCCCAGACCAATTTTACCACTGGGTTCTTTTCGTTCTTGAGAATATACCACGGAGCATAAGTTGGGCAGACCCAAGCATTGTATTCCGCGACGGGTATTTTCCAGCCTGCCCAACGTTCCACAGTTCCAAGGCTCTTCGCCCACAAACCATACATCAGGGATTCCAATGGAGCGTGTCCGAGTGGAATTATGACATGCGGTTTGTATTTCTTAATAGCCTTGAGCAAGGCTGGGCGGCAGGCGGAGACCATGAATGTCTCTACTTTCTTCTTCGGCATGCAACACACTGCGTTCGTGAGCATCGCGTCTTCTATATCGAGTCCATACTGCAAACAGGCGTCACGTAGTAGTTCGCCGCTATCGTCTACGAAATGCTGACCGCGTTGGTCCTCGATATAAGAAGGGGATTCCCCGACGAACATAATTCGCCGGGTCTTCTCTCCTCCTACCTCCATCTTTGGAGAAAGGCACTGTTTGGACAAACCGCACTTCCCACACTGAGTGATCCGTGACGGTTTGCCCTTACTGCCCTTTTCGAAGGAGTGTGGATTGAAGAATCCAGCCACTACTCGTCTCCTCCAGATTCCAAGGCGGCGGTGAAATGAGTATCGTTAACTTCCACTTTAATCTGGCGATCGCTGATTGTCACAGTGCTCGTTCTGTCTACCAGCTCCTTCAGGAAAGCCGGGTGAATCGAGAACGTCATAGCAGGACCGTTATACTTGACTTTCTGACGCTCACGGAACCAACCCTCTTCCTTGCGACTGGCTACCGTCAGAACGTTGTCTTCCAGTGAGATAGTGACTTGAGAATCCCATCCGCCAATCGACAGACTTGGGGTGTCCATGACTTCAGCACGAGATAGGATGTCCGGGAGGTTCGCTGGAAGCTTGACTTCTTCTCCAACCACGTCCAGCAATTGATCCATCATCGAGGAAGCATAGTATTCGTCGGCGCAGCAAAGAATCGACACAAGCATGCCGTCTTCTGTCATCACGTGAAACCAGCCTTCCTTGGATACAGTCATCTTCTTCAACTCGAAACGACAGGCTGCGATTAAGCTCTGGGCATGCACAAGTACCGGACGTGGCATGTTCGTCTTCGCCTCAGCACGAAATACACGAAAGCTATCCGTAGCTTCGATCCGGTCCTTGGCGATGTGTACATGCGTTGTCTTCGGGGCAGTTTCGTCCTTCCCACAAACTTGTGCGGCTTGGATGAGTTTTCCCTTCATACCTTCTGGGACTTTCTTGAACTTGGAAGGGACAGGAACGTCATCGAATGGAAGCAGCACTTCCGCCATCATCTTGACGCCAGCCTGACGTCGTTTTCCTTTAATGACCAGTTCCGATGCGCGGCCTGTGACTTTGAGGACTTCGTCTGGGAACCGTTGGAGCATTTTCAGGAAGTCGCCGGCCACGATGCTGCCTTCGATCTCATCACCGAACGGGGAATCCTGCATCGTGCAGATGTCCCCATCGAACGTGACCAATTTGCCATCCTTGAAAACGAAGGTATCCGACTGTTCCAAGATTGCATTACTTGTCGTTGCGACGCTGGCGTTTTCCAGCTTTCTTAGCACCGTTGCTCTTTTTACTTCCATTTTTCTTATTCCTTATCTGTTTGACGAATTCGTTGAATTCTTCTTTCTGAGAGTTTCCGATATAGTGGTAGGACAAGATCCTGTTTTTTGCCGTGGACAGATCTGCGCCTGTTCCTGGGGTGCCCGTGCATCCTGCAATGTATATATTCAGGTTGTCTATCGTGGGCCTGTTCGCCACTTCGCAAGATTCGTTGACTGGAAGTAGTCTGCGTTCATTTGCGACAGCTTCGTACTTCCGAAGGACGCCTGCAAATTCCCGCTCCACACGTTCGTAAAAGTACATGTTAACAGATGTACGTCCTTGCACAGTGTTGGTAACACCGGGCTCCACAATCTCCTCGATGACAAGATGGTCTTCATTCTTCTCAAGAATGTTCTCCTTTCCGGTGATGTGTTTGTACCCCTTGTCCTCCTTGCGATTCTTAGACACACCAACGGGAACACCAGCTTCGTCAAGCCAATCCCGAATCATCTTTTGGGCCAATGGAGGCAAAGTATGATAATGGGCGTTCTTGAAGTGCTTATCTCCTGATTTATTGGAAACAGATATGTGCCTCGGCGTGCGAAGTATTTGCCATTTTCCATCCCTTTTCCATGGGACAGAAATGCCTCCGTACATAGCCTCTTTCAAGGCTGTGCTTGAGTCCACAGTATGCCAGGGGTATCGCACAATCATAGGAACCGATGTTAAACCGAACCCATGCGTTTTGATGAGCGGATTGCCGTCAGAATCACACACGAGATTCATACAGGAATCCAGCCACATCATTTGCTGTTCCCGGGAGACACCTTTCTTACGATGGGAAAGCCCAATGTAGGGCACTCCCGCTTCCATATACTTCTCCAACCAATGGAATCCATCGAATTGATGGAATACCGGTAGGACTTTGTCTTTTGGAAGGCCGGCATCTATCATCCTCTGATAGTTGTCCCAGCCACGTTGGCAAGCATCTTCAACGACACTAGGGGCCGGCGAATCTGGAATGACGTCTAATGCAACAATGGCATCAATGACGTCCTCATACTCCTTGCAGAATTGGATGTAGGCTTCGAGGTCTACTTCACCTCCAATGTTCCACACCGTAAAAGCGCCGGAGTCCATCATTAACTGTCTTTGGGCCATAACGGCCTCCTACTTGATGAGATTCATGAACTCTGCCCTTGTGGCAGGATCGTCTCTGAATGCCCCGACGGTACTGGAGGTGACCATGACGCTATTCTGCTTTTCAACTCCACGCGCAAGCATGCACAGATGTTGAGCTTCAAGGACGCAGGCAGCGCCTTTCGCCCCAAGCTCTTCCATGAGCACTTTGGTCACCTGCTGGCATAGGCGTTCTTGGATTTGCAGGCGGCGGGCGAACACTTCCAAGAGACGAGCCAACTTGGAGATGCCCACGACTTTACCATTGGGGATATAGGCAATGTGAGCTTTCCCGAAGAATGGAATCATGTGGTGCTCACATGTGGAATAGAACTCAATGTCTTTAAGCACCACCATTTCGTCGCTGGTGTCCTCTTCGAACACTTTCAGAATAGCCTTCGGGTCCTTCCCATAGCCGCCGTAAAGCTGTTCCCATGAACGAACGACACGATCTGGCGTTTCCAGAAGACCTTCACGATCGGGTTCCTCACCAATGTATTCTAGAACGCGCCTAACGTTCTCCGTCGGTCCTGTTTCCGCTTGAAGTGCTTCCCAAGGGAATACGTACCAGAGAAGCTTCGTCGCTTCATCGGTGGCGAGCATGGCGGCAACGGGTTTGCCATACTTTTCATTGTAGAACTTCGCTGTTGCTCCGGTATCAATGATGTCATCTACAAACATGTCGCATGCTTCTGGATGGTCCACCAATTCGACGGCGTCGGGCAGCACAGCCATCCAAGACAAAGCAGTGTAAACACCGCCACGGGGAATGCCAAAGATTTTGATTGGGCGATCGGTGGGGAAGTTGTCTTTACAGTTGGCATAATTCTGATGTATCATAGCGTATACATCATTCCACTTGAGGTAGACTTTCTCTACTCCACTCCCGTCACTTTGTGTGTCTGCACTGATAGCTTCCATCTCGGGTTTCTCCTTATGAGTCTGATTGCTGGTTGATAATCTTCACTACACGGTTGTATGTAGTAATGGGTAAAACGATCTCCTAATTTCTCAGGCAGGGATTCCAGTACCGTCAAATCGGCCTTGGGGTCCAGTACTACTTTCAGTTCATCCCCGCACCAAGCCGGATTGTCGAAAAACTTGGAGCAGTCCTCCACCGCTAACTTGGGCGATACAGTAAGATAGAGATTTTGGGTGTTCCGTAGAATCCTCAAAGCGGTTTCATCCGCCGCCCGGCCATTGGTCTCCATTGCAATAGTATTGTTCGGGAACCAACTATGCAGCTCTCTCACAAGAGTCCAGTAGTCTTGCAAAGTGGGCTCGCCTCCCGTGATTACGAGCAAGACAGACTCACTGTCTTTCGCAGGAAGGTTGCCTTCAACACACATGCAAATGGTATCCGCTGTGGCTTGGAAGTTGGAGGAATGGACAGTGTCGCACCAAGGACAATTTAGATTACACCCTGCCAATCGTATGAAGACCGCAGGATAACCTGTGTAACGGCCTTCGCCTTGCAGGGTGTAGAAGATTTCTGTGAGCTTGAGGCGTTGGATTTTAGGCATCTAGGATCTCCTTCAATTCTGCGTCTCCAGTGCAAGTTTCATGGATACGAATTGCTACAGAGTGGAACTTAGAACAGTCCAGGTGGATGATGAGAAACTGGAGGATGTACTGGCACATATTCTCAGCGGTTGGATTGAAGTCCACCCAGATGATACTGTCCTGCACAATCTCATTGTTGACGTCCGCGAACAAACTCCGGTCGTCCACGTGAAGCATTGTACGATGATCCAGCAGATCAATGACACCTGCTATGGCATCCTTGATTTTCTTGAAGTCTACCACCATGCCATCCTCATCAAGCTCCTTCGCTTCAATGATAACGTCAGCTCGATAGCTGTGTCCATGGATACGTTGGCAGGCTTCTGTGTAGCTGGTCACGAGCCGATGTGCCCCTTCCCATTTGAGCTGTTTTCTGATTCTATACATTGGAATTTTCGTCCTCGTATTTTACGGGATCTTTGCGGCGGATATTGGAGAAAGCTTCCAGCCGTTCTTGGCAGGCGCCACATTTGCCGCAGGGGTCTCTCTGATCCTTGTAGCATGTGCGGGTGAGGTGGTAGGGGAAGTCGTGACGGAAGCCCCATTTAAGAATCCCAGTCTTGTCTGTATGAAGGAATGGCGCGACGACTTCTACCTTGCCTTCCGTAGCATGGTGGCACACACCGTTGAACGCCTTGTAGAAACCAGGACGACAATCGGGATAGATAGCGTGATCACCCGAGTGGATGCCTACTGCAATATGCCCCGCGCCTCGGGACTCCGCAATGCCCATAAGAATGGCCATAAAAATGGTGTTACGACCTGGGACCACCGTCTGCTTCATGGACTCTTCTTCATAGTGTCCTTCGGGAATATCACCACCCGACTTGAGGAGATTGGATTCCAGATGCTGCCCAATGTTGGAGATGTCGATCTGGAGGAACTCTACACCATAATGATCACAGAGCCGCTGAGCGCAGATCTGTTCCCATTTATTGTGTTTTGATCCATACGTGAAACCTACGGCGAGGACGTCGACATACTCAAGCTGACAGCGCCTGAGCAAGGTGCCTGAGTCCATGCCGCCGGATAGGGATAGAATACAATTCATAGTTGATTCCTTGGTGAGTAAAAAGCCCCCTCCAGAGGGGAGGAGGCTAGAGGTACGCTGGCGGGGAGTGGATTACTTGAGGGAGAGCTTCTTGTCGTCGCCTTCAACCAGGACCTTGCCGTCAAACGGTGTCGTGTCCTTGCTCTTAGCGCGGGAGATGCGGACGCCGATGGTATTCTTGTTCGCATCGGGCATAGCTTCCAAGACAGCCGCGACGATTTCCTTACGGGTGGCCGGCTTCTTCTTGACAACTTTGAGAATCGTGGCTTCGATGGCGGCACACTTGCTTCCACCTTTGCCCTTGGATTTCGCCTTAGGCTTGTCACTTTCTTTTGCCGGCTTTTCTTTGGACTTTTCTTTGCCCTTGGACTTGGACTTTTCTTTGCCCTTGGACTTGGTCTTCTTGGCGGGCTTCTCTTCCTCCTCGTCCTCATCCCAGTCGCCTTCTTCCTCTTCGCCTTCTTCCTCTTCGCCTTCTTCCTCTTCGGCATCGAAACTGAAGCCCTGCTCTTCAAGCCAGCTCATCTCGTCGTCAGACAGCTCGATATCTTCCGGGAGGCCTTCGTCTTCCAGGTGATCGATGATCTTCTTTTCAGCACGAGAAGCCGTAATCTTTTTCGGGTACTCGAGTTCCAGCTTGTCCATGAGTTCGAGTTTTTCTTTGCGGTCCATGATTTCTCCTTTCGCAGTTTGCGATGATGTGTTTGTTTAAGACGCGGTTCTTCCCGCTTATGACATATTATCAGTGCCACATGGAGAAGTGACAACCCTTTTTGAATTCTTTTCCGAAATTTATAGTGTAGAGCAACAAAAAGCACGACCCAACGACAGGCACTGGCCAACGTGCAAGCACAGATCCGCCGAGAATTCATTTTCACGTAAGAATATCCAATTCAACCGCATACGACCCGCGTTCTTCTCTTCCCGCGTCTGATTCAAGCCCAGCATTCCAGTCACATGAGCGGCTTTTCGTTTATCTTCAGAAAAATTGGATTCATTCAGTGTTTCCACAAGATACGCTGCTGCATCTGCCTGGGTTGGGGCTATGACGCAGGCATGCTTCTCCTGAGATAATCTGCGCAATGCTTTCCATGTGCCGTTGATTTGGTCACGTGTAGACTGTCCAGAAACACCAGGCTCCGGTGCTAGGATATCTGGATAGTCAATTATAATGATATCCGGAATAAATCCTTCATACAATTCCCATTGGTCCAATACAGTGTTAATCCCATGAACATTGATGGCCGAGTTCGCATGGGTGGAGAGTTTGAAGTAGGGAACGCTCCGCTTGAGGCCATTGGATCGAAGGAACCTATGCAATGACTTCTTTGCGATTGCTGCATTGCATGTCTTGTCGCATTCGACCTCGCGCATTGTCACATGAACGCCTTCCTCATCTTTCCAGATTTTACGTGGAACTTCTATCGTTCCCTTGTCACGTTGAAACATAGGGCGTTTGCTGAAGCGTACACCAAACCGCCGCAACGTTTGCGACTGGCTCATGTCTCCCACTTCGAACAGTGCGACACGTTTGCGGTTCATGAGTGCGCGTACCACAAACTCAATACACCACCAGGTTTTCCCACGTTTCTCTGGAGCTAGAACAGCTACCAGGGAATCCCTCCCTAGTGCAGTTCCAAAGAACTTGTTAGCAGCTTTGTCCTTCCAGTCGATCAAAGGTTGCTGGGATTCAGCGAAAGCAGCGTCCCATGCGAGTTCGTTGTTGAATGGGTCGATGCCCAAGTCCAATCCGGAATCCACAGTTGCAAAATTCGTAATAGCTTCTTGGGCAGCAGTCTCGTCTCCTTCTGTTAGGGAATAATCCAAGTCGTCGCGAAGAACTTCGATTCGCCTCATGTTGAAATACTTACTCGCTACATCGAGCAAATAGGGAACGTTCAGGTCTGGTGTCTCTTCGTACAGTTCGGACAGATGCTCCAGGACATCATGGACAGCATCCATGACTTCTTCCTTCGCTTTCCCTTTTCGCACCCAACTGTGGTAAATCGATTCTATGTTCTGTCGTGGAGCTTTCCTGTATTTCTCATGGTAACGCTGACACCATTTGGCAATCTTTTGAAGGTGCGGTGCTCGTATGAGTTCCACGTCCAATGAAGTTTGGACCTGTCCTAAAAACTCATCATCGACGACCATGGCAGTGATAATTTTCTGCTCAGTCGACGTATCTATTTTTTGACGTTTCAATCTAGTATCCTCCGAATCTCTGGAGCTGGGAACATTTGGCCCCTGCTCATTGTATGTTCAATGTATCTTGCGAAATGCTTACCTGACGGGGCAAACTGGCGCAAGTCTCCTCCCCAGGTACCCTTCCAGGATCCTACTTCAGATTCAATCCAACCTGCATAGGCAACGAAGAAAATTCGTGGATGGAAGAGACTGTTCAAATACAGTTCTTTGTTTTTTTCTGGCTGTTTCGTCTTATTCAACTCACCACGACATTTTGTCAGGTGGGAGGACAAACTTTGAATCAGACTGGGTAGACTGGACAGATCTGCTTTTTTGACGTGTTTCAGATCCGACACCATTACGTCATACCATTTCTGGTCATGTGTGGAGAGTTCTAATTCTTCCTCGTATCCACCTTCCTCAATTGCACGTCCCATGGCGTCTGATATGGATTCATACTTCCTGCAAAAACCGGACATCGAGGTTGCTTGTGGAATATATTTGGGAAGGTATTTCCTGTGAGCAGGGTGGGTGTCTCTGTCGAATTGTTTGCAGTACCACAGGAGCACTTTTTCCACGGTGGCGAGTTCTAATTCTTCTGAATTACAGAGACGTTTTAATTCCTGGCCCCACTTTTCCATAGGTGGCTGTCTTTTCCTTTTCAAAGGAATGGCTTCATTGAATTTTGTGGACAAGTCTACAAATGGAGATATCTCTGTATTTTCTTTTTCTGCTCTTATTTGTTTATTGGTATTACGTAGTAATACTAATGAACGGATAGGAGTATTTTTAACGTGTGTAGGCGGCTCCGTGTTACGTGCGTGCATTATGCGTGGGTCCGCGAGGCGGTGTACGACATTCGGTCCCCCCCGGTGTACGCTGTCCGGCCCCCCGCTATTTTCCTCATTGGAGGATTCCATTTTCACGTCCTCGAAAAGACGTTCAATGGCCCGTCCAACATTCCGCCACGATATTCCAAGCGCCCGCTGATTCCCATTGACAATCCGTCTTGCCACCAGTCCTTTTTTGGTGAGACTTGCCAAGATATCTTTCAACACCCTGGGCTTGATGTGAATGAGACGTCCAATCTCATCGTTGGAGAGGACACACCATCCGAGTTTGCCTCCATGGTGACAATGCGTTTGCGCTGTCAGGGCAAACATGGTGAGGAATTCCTTATTGGTGATGACCCCGAATTCCATCAGGTAGACCATATCCGCTGGGATAGTTGTCCCCTGATATGGCAGTCGATTCGTAATGGGTCTGTGTTCCATAATTTTTCCTATTCTCTCAGTCCAAGTTCACGCATGATGTTGTCTGCTTCTTCCTGCGATAGACAACCTGGGTCATCTGCATCTATGAGAATTAGCTCTGTCACGCCCGGGAAAGGTGCTAGCCAATAAGCCAGCGCCTTTGCCCGCTTCTGCGCGACTGGGTGCCTATCAAAGCAAATGAAGCGCCTATTAAACTGGCGGAGCATGCTTGCCTGTTGTTCAGACCAGTCGATGCCCAACAAACCGCCACATCCTGGTCCCATACGCCAGACGTCGCTGGGGCCTTCAACAATCAAAATGCCTGCGGCGGGATCACACTTTTCTATTCCGTAGATAAGACAGTTTGGATCTACTGCCATTTCGTCGTTCGGGGTGGTTCTCCATCGTAGTTGTTCCTTTTTGTTTAATGCACGTCCTGTGTAAGCTACAATTCTCTTTTCCTGATCACGGATAGGTGCGACAATTCGCCAGTTCCATTCTCCGGATAAATAGCGGGTAGCTTTGAGACCCCATTCTTTTATTAGAGCTTCTGCGTCAAAACCCCGACGCTCCAGATATCGTTTGTGTTTGTCCAGTAATTCACCCATTCCTCGGACAGGTTTAATGTTTCGTTTGCGCACGATTGTCTTCTTCGTGCGGATGACGCGATGTCCTTTGGTGGTATGCTTCTTGATCAAGGCAAAGATTTGGGAATGCCTGCTTGCCGGTAGTATGGATTTGAGGAAAGCCTTCATGTCCTGCTTTCCACATTTCCAGCAATTCATATTCCCAAACTCTAAGTTGAAGCCAAGATGGAATCCGTAGGAACCGTCACCACAGAATGGGCAGTGGGTTTGCACCCATCCGGCGGTGCAATGGGTATCCCCTTCTTCCGCAATGGAGATTCGTACATCACGGCATAATGAAACGAAGTCAATCATGCTTTTGTATACTTCTGCATGAAGTCAATAATAACGTCCTTCATAGTTTCTTCTTGTTCCATACATCTCATCTTGAACTTGTGCTTCAGTTCTTCTGGAATACCCCAGATCAGCATCTCCGTTCCAGTCTTCATTCTTTTTTTCTTTTCTGCGTCCATGTTATGCTCCTTTCTGTAGTTTAGTTATCATAGTAGTCCAATTTGTTTCGTCTTCCCATACCTCGTCCCCTTCCTCATTCTGATCCTTCCCATCAATTACAGCCCCAACGACCCGTCTCTTCTTCTCGATCAAGCTCCAAACATGTTCATCTATAGTATTTCTACCAATCAAATAGTAGGCTGAAATACGCTTGGCTAACTGCCCAAAACGATTCACCCGGTCCTCTGCCTGATCCTGCTCCCCAGGCGTCCATCCCGTTTCTATGAAAAGGACAGTAGAAGCGGCTGTCAGTGTTATTGCTTCCTTATCTGCGTTCACACTACCTATGAATAGACGTTTGCTTGGGTCACTTTGGAAGCGTCTGACTTCCTCTTTCCGTTTGGGTCCTGCTTTGCCTCCAAAGCATGAAATCTTGGCGTAGTGCTTGGATAAGGCTGCAAAAATATCTTTGTGGAATGAGAACACAACAAGTTTCTCGTCTGTAGTCTCCAGGAAGTCATCGATCCAGGCTTTGCACGCCTTGAGCTTGCCTTGTGCCGCCAATCGCCGCAGTTGGCCCATACGTACGAACTCTACTGCCTTGCTCGCTTTCTTCGCAGCTTTCTTGCCTTGGTTCTTCTCCAGCCACTTTAGGAAGTCGTTCTGCGCGGAATCATATTCCCTGCGATTGGTTATGTCCACGTTGATCATGATTCTTTGTTTCGGCGGCAGCTCTGTGAGTACCTCCGATTTCATCCTGCGAATCATGAAAGGACTGACACGCTCATGGAGCTCTTCTGTATTAGTAGCTCCATCAAATCTCCACCCTTGCCCTCTGAATCCCTTGCGTGGTTGGCAGTAGCGGAAAGCGTATTTCCAGAAACTACCAAACTCACTGGGGTAAAGCATATTGAGGACAGGAAAGAACTCCACCGGTCTATTCACAATTGGAGTCCCAGACATAGGGATGACAACTTTGCATTTCTTAGAAAGTTCTTTGCAAGTAGCCGTCCTCTGCGTTTTCAGATTTTTCACTTTGTGGCACTCGTCCATCACCAAGCCTTTTATTCCCAGTTTGGCAAGAGCTTCCTTCCAGTAGGAGACAATGTCGTAATTTACAATGAGGACATCTGCCTTCGTCTTGTAAGGCTTCTGGCCGGTGAGGACCTCGCACTTCATGTCCTTGATGTGCTGGTTGATCTGGTCTTCCCATTCATATTTGGCGTTTGCAGGACAGACGATAACAACGGGACGAACCTCGGGGTGAAGAGCAAGGTACCCAAGTACCTGTATCGTTTTGCCTACACCCATGTCGTCGCCTACAATTGCCCGTCCTTTGTTACGTTCCAGAAAGCGGATGCCTTGGGCCTGGAACTTCCTGGGCTTCGTCCGCATTACCTTCTGGAGGCGGGGTTTGAGTTCTTTTAGAGACATTCGGCTACCTCAAGCCAGGCGGACTCAATGCGTCCTTCGCTCCAGCCTTGCTTCGTCATGTACTTGCGGAGAGCTTTCTGCGAAGCGACAGGAGCACGAGGACGCATGAGGTCTCCCAGCTCGCCAGGTGCTTCGATAACGGCGCGAACGAGCAGCTTTGCATCTTCCCGGAGTTCCGAGATGAATCCGGAAAAGTCGGTACGGGCTTCCGTCTCGAAGACGGGATCTGTGTGATCGGTTGCAAAGGTGTCAAACTGCCGTGGGTGGATAGCGACGTTCTTCATCCAGCCATACAGGACCTTGTAGACCCAGGTAGAGATTGCCATATTCTTTTCGGGGTTCCACTTGTAGGCGGCTTTCACGATTGCGAAGTTGCCCTCGAAGACGAGGTCTCCTTTGTTGCACCACGGATGCTGTCTGTGGATTTGGTTGGCGATTTTGTGGAGCATATCTTTATGTTCTTCGTACAGTTCTCCACTTTCGAGCATTTGCAGGACTTGTTCTTTGCTTGGTTTCATTCGGGGATCCTCTAGTAGTTTTGTGGTGGCTTATCGTACTATAACGACTATAAGCCGGAATGCAAATAAAAGCGGGAGGTTTTGGGCAGTTTACCCTCCACCGTAGCAAATAAACGATACTGGCGTCTTCCTAGTTTTTCTGATCACTGTGGGCTTTACGCTCCTCGCTTCCTCCACACAGGGAGTACCGTGTGCTTTTTCCAATACCGCAAGTGCTTCCTTTTTGTTGTGTGCTACTACAACCATCATGCCTGCGGTATAGTCCACCAGAACGTCTTCCCAGATGTATACGTTCATGTCTTCTTCCTCAGTTTTTACTTGATTTTGATCACGTTGGATACGGACGGTTGGATGATGAGTGGGCCGCTGTCGTTCAAACAATGCTTGTGTATCTCAAGCATGCCATCGGGCGTCTCAGTGATAGTGTAGTCCTCTTCATCTACGCAGATACGAACACGCTCCACAGTCTTCTCCTTTCTCTGTCGCTCTTTGAATCCACGGAAGGTTTTGATCTCTACTAATTTCATTTCTTCCTCCTCAGTTTGAGAACGCGGCGCGGTTTGGGTGCGATTGGCGGGCAGACAGTGTCCTCCTCTGTTTCTACGTACCCGGTGACGTCTACGATACCGCCAGTTAGCTTTACCTCCCCGTCCTCGTGAACAGCGCCACAGGAACATACGAACATACTGACGGGGATGCAGAACTCTTGTTTCTTGCCGCATACTTTACACTTCATGATCTTCCTCGAATAGTTCCATACATTTAGGACAGACAGTGAAATCCTCATCATCCAGATGACGTATGTAGGCTTCTCCACAGATGCCACAGATTTCTGCGGTGCCCAGTATGTTCGACATACTACGACCATAATGCCCCATTGAGATAAGGGCTCCTCGGATTACGCCCGCCATTTCCTGGGCAGCTTTCACGAATGGGTTTTTCATTTTCTCCTCCTCTGGCTTCCAGCCCTCCTTTGCAGCGAAAGCCAGGTTGTCTATTTTGTTAAGCGATTTAATGTCTTTGAATTTGCTTTGGGTTTGCAGAAGAAACAAACCCCACACAATGAAGTCGAGCAAGGCTTTCGCTGCTATTATGGCGTGAGGGTTGCCCATCTCCTAGGCAGTCTGTTTACGTTTACGAACGACGGCGGGAATGCCTTGGGCACGCATAGTGCGAGCAACGTGATCGGCATCCTTTTTCTTAGCGAAGCGGCGATGCAGGGTCTGAGTGGCTTTGCACTGCTTCGCGCTCATTTTGCTTCCGTTCTCGATTTTGAAGGTGGAGGCTTTGTAGACTTCGTGCATTCTCATTTTGGGTTCTCCTGGTTTGGGTTGTTTGTTCTAGTTAGTGTTTCCGTCTACCTCATTACTATAAGCACTATAAGTCTGAAGTCTAGTCCTTTTAAGAAAAAGAATGGGGAGTTTCTAATCTAAGAAGCTGGCTCTTTCTCCAGTGGGCACCATTTTGGGATTACATTAGTAGGGATGGCACGGGACCGACGTGAGCTGCCAGAACACGTATAGGGTAGTTTTCTCCCTTTCTTCTTCCGGCAGCACGGCTCATAGGCAGGATTACCGCAGCCGCCTTTATGGTCCTTATGTGGGCATTCTGAGCAATCGTTAATCACTATTTTACGAGACATTATTCTACTCCTAATCTAAAAAGCTGATACTTTTGAATTCTCCTTCAGGAACACCATAAACTATTTGGACACCTTCCTCCACGCTGTAGATATGTGTCTGCCAACCAGTCCCACCAAACGCAATCACTTCACACAGGTATGGACGACTGGTTGGGGACTTTCGATAGTAGTAATCGCCAGCGCAGCATGGGAATGGACCGAATTCCTTCTTCCTCACCGGTTGTTTTACGGTATGCATCACAACCTTATGCTTCTTTGCAATCTCTTTCAAAGATTCAAATACTCTCTTCACGTCTCCAGGAGGTGCTTTGTGATTGCAGTCTATTACAGTGAGGTAATCCACGATCTTGGGAGCAGGAGGAACGGCAGTGTCCTTTTTCATATTGTATTCGTCTTTACACCGAAGAGAACAAAAGTCCATGTTCCCAAATGGAGGGTTGCCACAATTCTTACATTTCTCCATCATTCTACTCCAAGTCTTGTTAGTTTTTCTTTATAACTAGGAAGGGCAGGTCTACCAGGGACACCACTGTTCCAGCCCTCTGCAATACTTCTCCAGCTGTGTCCCCTTTTTCTATGGTGGGCGATGAACAACGCGCACATCCGCTTCGAAGCCGCTGGGGACCTACGACTACGCAATGTCCAACGCTTCTCTCCTGCTATACGGTTGCACTCGCGTACCATGATAGGATGGATCTGTAAAATGCCTACAGCTTTGCCTCCATCTCCAGCAGGAACGTTTGGATTGCCTCCACTCTCGATGGAGATGAGAATCATGATGAGTTTGATGATTGTCATAGGTCTCCAAATTGCTTACACATGGGAATTGCTTACGGTTACGATTTGCTTAGGCGTTCCTGAAGTTCTTCATCCGTCATCGCTTCGATCCATTCTTTCAAGTTCTCCAATGACTTCTCCACGTCAGGGTGCATAGGCTCGTCACGGAGATTGCAAGCGCACTCAGCAAAAGGCTTGTTACATCCTGGGCAGATAATGGCCATTATGCCTTCTCCTTCAAACGTTCGAGAATTAAATTGCCTACTTCCGCAATCATCGAAGCTGTAGCACGCATCTCATCTGACTCATGGGCATGGCCAACCCAATAACCCACGACAGTCTTCTCACAGATTTCGCAAGTACTGTTTACACTGTCTGGATAGTACTCCTTGAGTTCGGAGCCGCAGCTTTCGCATTCCACTGGGATTTTAGAACAGGAGTGGCAAATGAGTTCCCCATCTACGAGAAGAGCGTTGGCAACTTTATCTCCACAAATAACGCAAGGCAGTAACCCCGCGCATTCCACCATAGCTGCGGCTGCAAGAGCAACCTCCACGCCGGAATAGTCGCCTTCAACTAAACGTACACCTTCCGGCGGTTGGATGGCGTCCTGTACTTTCGCTGCATAGTATTCGTCCTTACATGTTCTGTGGCAAAATAAAGACGCAGAGAATACCAAAGGCTTTCCACATTGTTTACAAGCCATTACTTTTGCCTCCTACTTAATCTTTGTATAATAAGTGGCGATGTATTCGTCTGAAGGAATACCCAACGTGCATCTCTGCGTATCCAATACACCTGCAAACACACGCTCCGCGGCTTTGGAATACCAA